TCTTTAAGTAGTTGTGCGCGTGAAATAGCCATGGTAAGTTACTCCTTAAATGCCGGTAGTACTGTTGTACTGAGCCGTGTTGAATTTAACGAGGAACTCGTAATATGTCGTGGCAGCTACGGTGGCAACGCCAGTCGCAGTATCAGGCACAACGTCAACAACACGTACGGGAAGCGTATTAGTAGTGTTGGCGGAGGAACCGTCAATACCGTAATACGAATCACCTGTGGTGGTGGAACCTACGTTAGCAACCAAAGCCACGTTAGAACCAACAATCGCACGGCTGTAAGCTGTAGGAGTGGTGGAAGCAGCGACAGTAGCGCAAACACGGAACACAGCACTAGGATCATCCACAACAAAGGCCAGAGCCATAGCTGTAGAGGTAGACACACCTGCTGGGTAGTTTTGTGCGTACGTAGGTTGACTCAACGAGTTGATGTAAGAACATCCAACTAACACACCAACAATATTACCTGAGTCAGTGGTATTAGCGGCAACAATGTAGCCACTAGTGTTCACTTGGACGGTATCACCGTTCAGGATTGCTGTTGCATAAGCAGGCGCGATTGGGATTTGACGGATCGCTCCGGCGTAGGGTAAACCGTCCAGTCGATTGACCGGCTTGAAACCATACGTCTTGTCAATGGTAGGATATGCCATCTATAGACTCCTTATTTAGTACCAGAACCAAAACCTGTTCCGCGACTTGATGTTGACTTGCGGTCAGCAAACAAGGGCATCCGAGGGTCGTTATTTCGCATGAAATGATTGTCAACTGAATCCATCTGGTTTTGAGATTGGTTGGCATAGTACTCAGCACGTGCTTTGATGCGTTCCTTGGGAGCCTTGCAAAGCATCAGCCCACCAATTTCCACATTGCCGTTTGCGTTGTTACCAAACAAAGCCAATTCCGGATGATCCACTGCTTTCACCGGCTCATAACCATCGCGCATCTGTAAAGACACGTTGTTGGCTAATGGCTGACCTAGCACGTGAGTCGCTACCCAGCGAAACTCGTAATCTGGATCAGGTGTCGGATCGGGCAGGTTGCTCGGCGGTACGTATACCATACGAGCAGATTTATCGCGTGACTTACTGTCACGATTTGAGCGGTCAATAGTTTCAGCCATTTTAATTCTCCAACTTTGCTACTTGAGCAGCGTATTGCTGCGGGGTTAAACCAAATTTTTTCGCTAACGCTACTTGCGTTTGAGTTAGCTTAATTTTTCCTGCACTCGTAGAACGAGACACAGAGGCAACCACTGTCGTAGGTCGTTTTTGAACCTCACCAGACCTTGGCTTGTCATTTGCTTGCCCGAATAAATCCGGAAAAGTTGACTTCATGCGACCATCAATTTGATCGAAATATTCAGCAGAGCGGGGATCCACTCCGTTTGTGACTAGTTTTTGATGCAGCCCTAGTGCGTAGCTGGTGTATTCTTCAAACCCTTGCTGTCCGAACCACTGGTTTTTTGCCTGCCAGCGCAGAGTTTTTTCGTCCGGTTCAGCCCTTGTCGGCTGGGTTTGTTGTGTTTGTACATCAAAATTATCTTCCTGTAAAGGGGTAGGTCGATAATTTTTTACTTGTTCTGCACGAATCTTTGCGTCCATCACCGCTTCTTGGGCTTCAATGATAGCGTCCGTGTCAAACGATTCTTGTGCGGCTTTAAGTCTACCGCGGGCTTTATCCAACTCACTTTCGGCCTTTGACTTAGCACCTTCAATGATGGCTTCTTGCCCTGTGTAAACATTTTGTTTGAGGCGTTTGTTCTCCTCAATTAACTGCTGTGCAAGACGCTCAAGCTCTTGCTTTTCACGCATTGTGGCTTCTTTAACACGGCGCTCGTCGTGACGGGCATGGGTCAGCTCTTTAATGCGTCCTTTGACTTTGTCAGAATAGGACTCAATTTCTTCCTCGGTCGGATCAAGCACTTCACGGTCTAAAGGTTTGCGGCCTCTGTCACGCTCTGGTGTATCGTCTTCAATTTCAATCTCTACTTCGCCTTCGCCTTCTATTTCAAACTCGACGTCGGCAGGTTTTTTGTCCTCAACTTCGTCGGGGAATTTGTATGATTCAGCCATATTCTTCCTTTCAAGCGCGGGTTAGGCCGCGAGGGTCTTGCACAACAGCATCAACTTGGTCGTCGTTGATGAGACGGAACTCCTTGCCGAAGATTTTGAATCTTGTACCGGAGTAAGTACGTACTAACACAAAGTCGCCCTCTTTACACCATGCTCCGTTAGGGAACTTGGCGGTGTCCTTGTACGCATCAGCACCTACTTTTAAAACAAACAATACGGTGGTTGCTGTTTCTTCTAAACGCATACCCTCAATAGGTCGGATTAAATCCAAACTGGTACCGTCAATACGTTCAGAGATGTCTGGCACAGCGCAAAGAATCTTCCACCCTGTAGGGATGGGGAGTTGCGTGGCCTTCTGCTCGTCGTTAGCTTCAGGGGCATCCAAAGGTTGGATGGGTTCGGGCAGTGCAAAAGCACCGGGGGAGAGATCAAGATCACTCATTGGTTTCTTCAACTTTCTGTGCAAGGTCAAGTAGATAACGCTCTGCGAGGGCTAGACCCTGAATAATCCCGCAGAGTTTTTGGTACTCTTCAAAAGTACGGCATGAACCGCCAGCCAAGTCATCGGCATAGTTGTTCATGTCAGTGCGTATTTTTTCACGTAATACGCGTACGAAGTCTTGGATCATTTTCTAGGTGTTCCTTGTTTACTACTATGTTGGAGCGCAGTAGTTCGCGCTTGTAAATCCATCTGGGCTTTACTCTTTGCAATGTCAGCGCCCATCTGGACGCCGGCACGTTCTTGGTCAAACTGCGTTTTGGCTTGAGACTCTTTAATTTGTGCGCCCACTTTAAGGGCGTCGAGTTCCAAACGACCGCTAACTTTTTGCTCTTCCAACTGCTGTTTGTCGGCCTGAGCCGCAGCGTCCATCATGACTTTTTGTTTCTTCAAATCCAACTCTTGCTGTTTGATCTGCAACTCTTGCATTTGCAACTGCATGACTGGGTCTTGCGCCTGCTGCTGGGCTTGCGCCTGTGCAGCCTTGGCCTGATCCTGCATCATTACTTGCTGAGCTGCTTGAGCCATCATGCCCGACAAGGCAATCTCAATCTGCGGTGGTAACTTTTCGTCTTCTGGTGGCAAGGGCATACCCAGTTGTTGCTCAATCTTCTGACGCATTTGATAGCCAACATGCTCTGCAACGTGCGCAGTAATTGCACCCATGATTTTGGGAGCTTGTGGGCTTTGGCCAATGAACTGTTGAATCATTGGATCTTGCAAGAGCATCATGTGTACTTGAATGTGTGACGCGTGATCTTGGTGCAAAAACGCTTTAAGCGGTGTACCTTTGAGTGCGTTTTGGTTTTCTTGCACGGGGTCAGTTGGCTTCATGTCGTCTTCAATTGGCACCAATTTTTCAGCATTTTTAATGCCCAACACACTCAACATCCCCCTATGAAGTTCTGGCAAGTTGTAAATGTCCGGAGCCATTTGTGCCATCTGAATCACAGCTTGGTACTGAATAACGCGCTGAGACATGGTTGCAGCGTTGGGGTCTGACACGGGGATCACGTCCACCAAGTCGTAGTCTTTTTTCTTGGCTTTCTTTGTGCCGTACTCAGGGTTGTATGTGTAGTCTGGATCGGTGTAGTCGCGGATGATATTTTTCAAGAGTTTGAGCTCTTGTTTCATAGCGAAGTGCACACGCGCTTGCACCGCGGTCATCACTTTTAACTGACGCTCTAACAAAGCCAGTGTTGTACCTACAGGAGCATTGGCGCTCATGTCAGACACATTCATATCAGCGGTCGCGGCAAATCTACGGCCTTCTTCCACAATTGTCTGCATCAAGTTAAACAGTGTTGCGCTGGGTTCCTTGTATGGCAGGGGCAAGATGTTGTCGCGGATCGTGCCTGAACCAACATCTACGTCGCGGAACTCTCCGGGGGCGATCGGCGTGTCGTCGCCCTTAATCCTAAGCCCTCGAGTTTTAAGGCCGCCGGGCAAGTTAGATAGGGTTCCGGCGTCGACAAGTTGTCGCATGAGTGATGTAGCGGATTTAGCAAAGCCTCCGATAAGATGGAACAGTCCGAAGCCGTAAGCTCCAAAACCCGGGATATATTGGTAATGCACAAAGTGCTGGCGCTTGAGTCTGAGGTCATCATCTTCTTTCCAGTTGCGGCGAATTGACAGGATGTCGTTGGAGCCTTTAATTAGCGTGACAACGTATGGCAACATGATGCCGGTATCTTCTTCCTCGCCGTCGTCGCCCTCAGTCTTGTCCTCATAACCTTCAAGGTTCAAGTCAACGTGGCACTCATAAAGTGTGTAGCGGTCATCGTTCAGATCACTGAAACCTGTCTCACGATCTTTGGCTTTCTGAATACTTGTTTGGTCTTTGGGCGCGTCAGGCAAGTCAATGTCAAGGTAGAAACCAGCTTGCTGAAGCTTGATAATTTCGTTCTTGGTCTTGCGCATAACGTGCGTGATGCGGTAACAAGTGTCCAGATCAGTTGTTCCGTATGGCAGAAACATATCTTCCGCAGGAATAAACATTGACACCTGACGTCCCAAATTGGGATCGTAGTAGACCTTCTTGAACGCGGAACCCGTAGCTGGCAGTGACCAGAGCATGCGTTCATGTTCAGCGCGGTACTCAGTCATGTTCTCGGTCAGCTCATAGTTCATGTCATCTTCGACGTTGGACGCAATCTCTCTGAGCTCTGGTGTTTCTTTACCAATCAGTTTACTGCGTACAGGGCCCGCGGCTGGAAACGTTTCCGTAATTGTTTCAGCTTGAAAGCGCACAACCGCTTCTGTAATCATGGGGTGAAACACACCGCATGCGCCGTTCCATGGTTCTGTGCGTTCTTCGATCTGTAGTCCCAATAGTTTCAGACCATCAACGTATGTCTTCTCCCAGTCTTTGCGGCCATTTTTGTCGTTGTCAATGTCGGAGCTCAACTCACCAGCAAGCGACTGCAAGGCACCATCGGCTATGTATTCGGCCAAGTTATCATCGAAGCCTTCTTCCGCATCGTCTTCTCCGGGCTTGAGGCTTATCTCCATCCCGTCCATGCCAATGGTGACTTCTTCGGGATCAACGATCTCGATCTCTAGTGGGGATTCTTGTTCGCCCAGCGCATCAATGCCCAGTGGTTGTTGGTACAGCGCTTTGTCGATGTTCGTTGCCATGTATGTTCCTAGTAGTATGCGTGTGTTTTACGGCGAAAGATTTCAGTATCGTCTTTCTCGTCCGTGTCCAAAGAAATAAAGCCGCCTTGCCTAAAGCGTAGCAGCGCCTGTGTTGTCGTATCCACGTAGTCGTCGTGCTCCCCAACTGGAAACGCGGCCATCTCTTCAATTACTTCCCGTGCCCAGCGCGTGTCGGGTGCCCAGACTTTACCACTGCTGAATAAATCCGCAACTGCGTTGACCCGCACCATCTTGTCGTTGCCCCTTGATGGGCTGAACTCTTGCACGGGTATGCCTAACGCCCTGAGTTCTTGGATCAATGGTGCACCTGCGGCTTTTTTCTCCACAATGAACGCGTCTGGCTCCCACTCCTTGTAGTGCTTGAGCGCAACGACCTTGAGTTCCGGGAAAGCCATCCTGTCTTTGAAAGCATCCAACAACATAAGTTGAGGCGCGTCGTTTTCTTCCTCATTGTAGAAAATCCCCCACGTTGTGCAAGCCGAATAGTCAGAGTTGTTCTTGGTTTCAAACGCTGTATCCCAAGACTGGATGATGTATTCACACTTTGGCGGCTCGTCACTTTCCCAAATACGCCACATCTTACGGCTCACAATGGCCGAGTTCTCAGCCGTAGGCTGCTGCATGTACTGCGCGTTCCAATACCGGGGGTCAATGCTGGCCTTGGTGGACTTCAATGCTTCAAGCGACCACTGCTCTGGCCACAGGGACTTCTCGTCTTCTTCGTTTTCGTTCAATATGGCCGGCAACTCCACAATCTCCCATGGAATAGCTTCTGGATTCTTGGTCTGGTAGTCAATCAAGCGCCCAGTCAGGTCTAACAGCGACCACCGAGTCATCACAATAATGATCCCACCGCCCGGCATCAAACGTTGCAAGGGGCCTGTCTGGAACCAAGACCATGCAGTATCAAAAGCTAGGCGGCTGTTGGACTTTACGTCCTGCTCAGAATGAGGATCGTCAATAACGAACAGATCAGCGCCGCGACCAGCAAGAGCTCCTCCAACACCCGCAGCATAGTACTGCCCACCAGCGCTTGTAGACCATTTTCCAGCGGCTTTCTGATCGTCTGCCACCATTGTTTGAGGGAAAACTTCACGATACTCCTCCGAATCAATCAAGTTCCTGATGCGCCTACCAAAATCTTCAGACAGACCTGCAGTGTGCGTGCCCATGATGATCTTCTTCTCAGGGTATTTACCTAGGAAGTAAGCAGGGAACAGGTATGAGGAGAACTCAGACTTACCCATACGCGGCGCAATGTTAATAATCACCCGCTTCTTACGTCCCTCGACCACATCGGTGAAGATTTTTGCTAGTTTCTTGTGGTGAGGGCCAATCTTAAAGCCCGGATACACCGCCTGTGCAAACCCCAACATGTTTGTCTTGGCCGCCTGCAGTTTGGCGCGGGACTCACGCAGCTCCAAGTCCTCAAACAACTCAAGCTTCTCGTATTTGGACATATGCGGCAAAGCCTTCCCCATGGCTTCCAGCTCAATCTTACTCAGGGTGGTGAAGTTTTCAGGCTTCATCTTTGTCTTCACTCACGTCAATCACATCTATCACACCCATGAACCTGTTGAGCTTTTCTTTAATACGCATCTCAAGCTCAATGTCTGACATCTCGGTCTTCTTAATCTCAACCCGCTCAGTAAACAACGCAACCTCAGTGACTTTACCCAACATATCTAGCGCTTTGAGGCGGATGCGAGCGTCTGGGTGTTTGACTTCTTCAAGGATCTGGGCAACTGCGTAGCCACGGAGTTCTTTAGCTTGCTCAACAAACGCCCAATCGTAGGCAGTCAACATCCCAACTAAATGCTGCACTGCAGCAGGTGCTTTTATATTTGCTAGGGCTTGTTGCGTATTAGCAACAGGCTGCCCTGTTACCAGACTTGCAAATGATTTTCGCGCCGCCTCAGCGTCTGCCTTGGTCTCAACTTCTTCATCGTCAAGCTCAAGATCTTTAATCCATTCAGCGGTTTTGACTTTGGCGTCAATGATGGCCGCAGGTGTAGCTTTTTCAAAAGACAGGACTTCCGCCGCGGCGTCGACCACGTCTGGATGAAACTCGCCGTTAATCAAATGTTCAAGCATTGCGTAGGGTTAGTGCTGGCGTCGCACTTGTTGCCTCGTTGCTGTTAGTGTACACTCATTTCCGGTGATGGCGCAAGTCATTGCTTCTCCTTGATGGTTTTACAGTTGCCATCTTTTGCCCCGGCTCACAAGGTCGGGGCATTTTTTTATATAGTGTTGTCCAACGTTTGACATTGATCTTTGGGAATTTTTTATAGTGGGGTGGGGGGTCTAACGTTTGCTCTTGGGAATTGAATTTCTGTATTGAGGGGGTGGGGGTCTTTGGTCTGGCTTTTTGGGCGGAATTTTTAAAAAATTGATTTGCGGTTGTGGAACAGTGTTTATATGCGCGTAGGAATGGGCCGTCTAATAGGGGATGGTGGGGGATGGGTGGGGTCAACGCCATAGCAAAAACACCTCCGCCAATACAGCACCTGAAAGGGGTTACAGATAATATAGTTGTCGGTTAGGGATTGGCTCTAGCAGACACGGGGACATTTGTCCCGATACATCTAGGAGATTCAAATGACTTTATCTACACACATCACAAACGCTTTAGCTTCTGCATCCGCATACGCCAAGGCCATCGACTCTGCACGCAAGGACGCAAAGGGTATGACGCGTGACGCAGTCCGCACGGCCATACTTCCCACAGTCGCATCGTTCTACGCGGTAGCGGTCAAAGCGGGCGAAGGCAAAGCAGAGGGCACAAAGGTACTTGATAAGGATGCACCCAAGTACGAGACGGCACGCAAAGCCTTGCAGAGATTATTGAGCGACATCTGCCCAAGCGAATCATCAAGCAAGAAAGAGTCTGTGACCGCGCCCAAGGCTTTGGTCAAGCGTATGACGACAGAGATTATTGAAGCTGGCATTACCAAAGCAGAATTTGATGCGTTGATCGCCGAGTTGCGTGCTTCTGTGTCGTTTAAATAATCACGGGGACATTTGTCCCTGTTCTTTCAAGCGCGAGTCTCTTGCGCTGTTTCATTTCTTGTCCAACCAATAATCTCAAAGGATCAATAATCATGACTGACAAACTCTTAACCTTCGCCTTCACACTCATGGCGTGTGTTGCCCTCTACACGGGCTGGGACTCAGACGGGTTCTATCTGCGTCAACTGCTACTCATCTTCGCAGGCTATGCCTTGGGCGGTCTGTTCGTAGTCTTCACCTCAAAGGAGTAATCATGCGCAACCTATTCCAACCCATCACCCGCGAACTAGGCATCATCACCATCAGAGGGCGTGACTATCACATGCAGACCATCACCTACGGCTCACGCCATCAAGTCCACATCTTTCGCAAAGGTGCGCTCCATCTCAGGGGCATGGTCTTCAACACCCAGCAGGCATACGAGCAATGGAAAAACGGCATGCACCAGCTCGACTTACCCCTTTGATCGGGGACAAATGTCCCCTTTGGGGGATGCAAAGCACCCACTAAGATTATTGAAGGTAAAAAGTCACATTTTTCCAGATGTCCATGTGTACAGCGTAGTAGACAAGAATCAGGCCACCCCGCAACCCGCGCCAATGCTCACGCTCCTGAATTTGCGTCCTATATATATATCTTTTTATTTATTTATATATATAAGAGAGAGTGTTTCAGGGGGTGCGTGTTTTCCCGTTCGCTTGGACGTTAACTTTTATAAGCTGGCTTTAGCTCCGCAGAAAGTTGGTATATACTATGGACGCATTTCGCGCAACACCAGTATCTGCGTGGCTTTGCGGGTGGCCTGAAAGTTGTCTGCCTCCATGTACACACGGACATTTGTCAAAACTCAACATTGAAAGATCAATAATCATGTACGAGAAATACATTAGACTCACAGCCAACGAACTTCATATGACATTATTGAAGCGCAACCTACACCCTAAAGAGATGGAGCGAATCAAAGACGAAGTTGCCGCGCTCAAAGAATCCCAGCGCACCCAGCGAATCACACGCAAGAAATACAAGGCGCTGTGGGCAGACTTCGTCAAGCCCCTGCGGTACGAGATCAACAACGCCAAGGTGGGGCTAAGGTATGACGAGACGAACGAAGAACGCGTTGAAGCATTTGAAGCCTACATCACTGTGATGGAGACATTATTGAAGCGCATGGATATGTATGCGAAATCACTGGAGGTCACGCCCATCATGTTGGCCAAGGAAAAGAACGCAACAGGTAAGGGCTCACCGATCACCAACAACGGAGCTCACTGGTCTGACTGGATACCTACACGCATCAAGACCCCGATCGCAGACGCCTTTGCTGCTCTACCCCATAAGGCCAAGGCCAAGCGCAAGGTTCCCTTTGAATACAAGATGACGCCTGAACTATTCACACAGCACAAGGAGAGATTATTGAAGGCAACGATCAAGGAACTACACAACACCGAGCGCAAGGTCTTGCTCAACCCAGACGATGAAGACTTGCAAGATCAGATACCTCAAATCAAGAGAGCCATACGCGCCATCGAAGACGCGACCAACAACGAACACCTACCCTACACATGGCACGGACTGATACAGGACGTGGAGTAATGGGGAATAACAACGGGGACACCTGTCCCTGTGTATCCAGCGATGCGGCGCACCATCCGCATACTGAAACCTAAATCAAATCAAGGAGAAAGCAAATGTCACACACTGACACACAAAACTATGACTGGCAAGACATGGCCAACACAATGCGGCAAGCATACGATGCGATACGCCGTGCCGATGGGGAGCTTAGACGCCAGTGGCACCTCGCAGATGACAGAGACGAGATGGCGGCACTCAGCGCCAAGCGTGAGGCTAGGTACTGGATCATCCGCGAGTTTGACAAGTACCCCGTGCATCCCGTAATCCATGCGACCATCAAGCTGGCACGTCCCAAAGACTGGCATCAACTACTGCTCGAGCATCCGCACATATCCGAGGGTGATCGCACCCGCATCGCCTACACACAGAACGAGGCCAAGGGGCAGAAGGACATACAGACTGTCACCTCAGTGGGCAAGTATCTCAACCGCCACTTCGACTTGCCCGATCACACCATCCGTGATCTTGTCTCGCGTCATGGCTCCGCCGATACATACAAGTTCGTACACACAACAGCCGAGATGATCTATCACCTACACAAGGGCCCAGGTTCGTGCATGGTGTGGACTGATGACCGAGGCGTTAAGTGCAGAGACGGCGTGACCCGTCATCCGTACGAGGTATACGATCCCAAGTATGGCTGGCACATGGCGGTGCGCATCGCAGGTGACGACACTGTTGGCCGTGCGCTGTGCATGACCAGTCCCCAAGACGGCGTTAAGTATTTCGTCAGGACATACGCTCGGCCTGCCAACAGCGGCGGGTACAGCGAGACAGACAACGGCATGGAGAACTGGCTTCGTGAGCAGGGGTATAGCAAAGAGAACTACTGGCGCGATGATGAGAAGCTGGCGTATCACCCAGCAAGCGACCACTTCCTTGCACCCTATCTTGATGGCGGTGAGAAGCATGTGAGTATTGACGGCAACACCCCCTGCCTAGTGATTGACGGCGACGGCGAGTATTCGTGTGACCAGACTGGCGGGTATCCCACCTTCGATGACGAGGATAGTGGCTTTGAGTGTGGGCGTTGCGGTGACAACACCGATGAGGACGATGGCTACTGGGTTGGGCGTAGCGAGGACACTCGTGTGTGCAATAACTGTCTTGACAATGACTATGTCTATGCGTACGGCAGACGAGGCAATCAGTATTACATCCTCACGGATGACGCGGTGTATGTCGACTCACAATCAGAATGGTATGACCCTGACTACCTGTCTGACAACGAGATCATCGAGCTTGAATGCGGTGAGTACGCCCCCATGGATGAGGCCGTTGAGATCAATGGTGACTGGTACCTGATGGATGATGAGCGCATCTGCCGCTTCGAGGACACCGATGAGTACGGCTTGACCGAGGACGGATGGCAATGCGCTTCGTCATGCAACTGGTACACGGACGACTGCGACAAGTTCACTGAGTACGAGGGTGAGCGCTATCACGATGACTACATCCCCCAGCACGTAGCTGACGCGACTGTTGACAAGGCAGACGATGCCGAGGACAAGCCCGTGCCTACCATGCTCACGCTAGACATGCTGTGGAACACACACATGATATGGGACTACTCGATCGCCGTGGAAATGGTCACAGTCAGCCTGACCTACATACATGACGGCCACAAGCTATACGCCGAGCGCATCTTCACACAGGAGTTTGTCAATGGTGTGGACAGATCGGAGTTCAACCGCTTCCTACGCAACGAACTATGCAGTGCACTCATGGCGCAGGCCAATGAGATCGCAAATAAATATCTCGAAACAATCTAAGGAAACAATCATGACTAAACGTAAACAACCCATCATCCTGCGCACACTTGAACGTGCGCTATCACACAAACGTCCACACAATACACACGAGGTATCTGCCTTCACTGCATGGCTACATGACAACCTGCCTGCTGAGCTTAAATCTTTCACGTTCGTAGATGACGCGGGTAACTTGCACATCGACAACAGGGTCAAGGGTAGCAAGACGCTGTTCATCGCTCACGTTGACACAGTACACAAGGACACGGGCATCAACAAGATCAAGAAGACGCAGACCCACTGGTATGCAGACGGCGCACCTCTGGGCGCTGACGATGGTGCAGGGTGTGCCATGCTCATGCACTTGATCCACTCAGGCGTGGCAGGGTACTACATCTTCAGCCAAGGCGAAGAGTGCGGCGGCATCGGTGCTAAGCATATCGCTACGCATCACATCCCGTTACTAAAGCAGTTCGATCGTGCCATTGCGTTCGACAGGCGAGGTATCGACAGCGTCATCAGCCATCAGGGTATGGGTAGGTGTGCATCAGATAACTTCTGCCAGTCCCTTGCGTCTGCGCTCAATCAGCACAACGACAACCTTATGTATTCCCCTGACGATACGGGTGTGTACACAGATACCGCAGAGTTTACCGATGACATACCTGAGTGCACCAACATCAGCGTGGGCTACTACAACGAGCATGGTGATCGTGAGAACCTTGACATCATTCACTTTGCTGCCCTTGCCAGTGCCGCCGCACTTGTCGACTGGGATGCACTGCCTACTGAGCGTGACCCCACTGTCGAGGACTACAAGACGTACAAGTACGACACTGCATGGTGGTCAGGCTACGGCGTGTACGACAAGGGTGCTAAAGACGACAAGGTTGTATCAAGCGATCACTGGTATGACGATGACGAATACTTCGAGACAGAGATGCTGTTCGATGCTCTCTACGATGCGCAAGCTGGGTACTACGATGACATCATCAACCTGATCGCCGAGTGTGTGTACCCCGAAGATCCAGTGTTTGCTATCAAGTTCTTGAGCAAGCGCAAGCTGACTGACGATTTATTAGAAGAGGCCAAGCAAATGGCCCGAGCCTACGACGCATCAACTGTGCTCTGCACATTGTTCGATGCTATTCACTGTGAAGCATGAAAGGAGAAAGCAAATGAAACCTGAAACACGTATCAAGATTGAGTACCGCAAGTGGTGCAAGGATACCTTTGCCGATTACAGGGTCAAAGATTTCCCATGCCAAGGGCGGATGTATGAAATATGGAAAGCGGCTTGGATTGCAAGCGCAATATTTATCAAGGAGGAAGCAATGAAGTATGTAGTTAGAAACCACAACGGCACACTCTTAGGGGTGTTCAAGACCAAACGTGCGGCTGAGAAAGAAGCCAAAGAGTATCGATACCAAACAGGCAATGTCGCCTACATAGAAAAGGAGGAAGTATGAACGGACTAGACAACCACTACGCCAACATGTTGGCAGATCACCAACGCATGCTCGATGAGCAAGCACAGAAGGAGGAAGAAAGAGACGTGCTCAAGGCACGGATCATTGATCTACTGGAGGAGAACCACCCCAACGAACTGGCACGCCTGACAGGGGAGGATGAGGATACCTGCCTCAAGATCGTGCATGACCTGCTATCCAAAGACCCGAATGATTGGGCGCCTGAACGCTCGGGAAACATCTGGGCTATCTACGGCAAGACATTCTCAGCCGAGTGGATAGATGAGCACGGGGACTACCTTGGCTTTGATACCAAGCGCGAAGCTGACGAGTACATAAGAAAGGAAATCAAATGATGACACCCAAGGAAATATACGAACTGCTCGACAAAGCAGGGGTCGACTACGAAGTTGTTGATATTTACGAAGGTTTGCGGATTCTGCGAGTCGTTGTGTTGGAAGAAGTCGAGGAGGACGAGTCATGATGACACCATGGGAGAAACTAGAAAGAGTAATACTTTTGTTATCGGTGATTGTACTAATCCTCGATCTTTTATACTGGAGACCCTATTGACAACTGTCCAACCCTGTACAAATAATATCAACCTCAAGGAGAAACTAAATGAATAACCCACCCTACGATACCGGTAAGGTCAAGATAGGCTTGACCTACTCACCCCCTCTTCCTGAATCTACGCCCGAGTCCGAATGGATACAAGGCGTATTGCTCGGCGATAAGCAGGGCTGGTCAACGGACGCAGTAGCCTGCGTGCAATCTCTCGTTCTCATTTTCACCATCATCATTGGCATTTTTTTATTAGAAGGATTTACCCATGCCTGACATTCAATCCGCTATGCGGCAAGCACTCACTAAAACTTTACAAGATTGGGACGATGACGAGGGGACAAATGTCCCCGTTCCCTCTAAGCAACCAGTGTCAATCTCTGTATCCGCACCTTCTCAAACCAATCAAGGAACTTCCGTGGGCAAACTATTATTTCCAATCAAGAACAACATCACTCGCGTCACGTTTAATTACGTACGGGACAACCCCGGCTCTACGCGAAAGGAGATCATCACTGCGCTAGACCATCAAGGCTTTGGTCAGGGGTCAACATCCTCTCTCTTATCCCAACTGACTAAGAACAATCTCATCCATGCAACCAACGGACTGTTCTACGCAGATGTGCAGGAGTACACGCCAGTTAAGAAAATAAAACCCATGAAGAGCAACGGACTCAAACCCGCACGAGAAATTATCAAAACCAAACGCAACGAAGAAAAGAAAACCACAGGTATCGGTGCGCTGTTGCGGGATAAACTGGAGAACGCTCCTATGCCTAGCCAAGACGCACTTGATGCCGCCGCTTACGCCATGGGCGGTCATGTAAACAAACGCTTTACATCCCTTGTACGCACCAAGACGCCACACGATATTCTGCAAGACATGACTGTGTACCAAGCGCATGAGTTGTACGTACACCTGAAGCAGATGTTCGGAGGCTAACATGGATGAGCAGACAAGAGAACTAGACTTACAACTAGCAGAACTGATGTCAGAAAACAAACGCCTCAAACGTATTGAGCAGGCAGCCCAAAGTTTAATGAAATCGTTTACTAACAGTATGGACTACGACAACTGGGACAAGGCGCTTGACGTGCTCGAAGCCATACTCAAGGAGAAACCATGATCGAGTTAACTTGGGATGATGAAAACGGTGAAGGCGCTGTACACATCAACAAAGATTTTGTGCTTGCGCACCGTGTTGTTCAGTTAGACGCACTGACTGATTGGATTGCAGAACTTCAAGAACTTTATAACTCAATGTTGGAGAAACCATGATCGAAGACGAACCAGTCAATGAATACCGCATCAAGGTTACAGTTAGAAACAACTTGATCTTGAATGCGATTGAGAACGCGGGGCATAAAAGCGTAGCCGCATTTTGTCGCCATGTTGGGATTAACGTAGCCGCTATGACCGAACTGATCGGTATGCGCAAACCACCACTTAACAACAGCGGAGAATTTAGCGCCCTAGCCAAGCTACTCATGGAGGAGTTGTGCGTATTGCCAACCGATCTGTGGACATCCGAGCAACTGACGCTGAAACTTAAACGCAACAGCGCACAACGTGATGTGAGTTCCGAAGGTATGCGTGCCGCACTGGGTATGCACGCCGAGGAGATGCTGGAGTTGATGAAGCCTGATGACCTCGACGAAGCTGTGCTCAAGCATGAGATGGTGAATGTCGTAGAGGAACAACTAGAGTCGCTTTCGCCGCGTTCAGTCTTGGTACTACGCATGCGTTATGGCATAGGTTGTGAAGAGCACACGTACGAGGAAATTGGAGATAAATTTGATTTAACGAAGGAACGTATACGGCAGATCGAGGCCCGGGCTTTGCGGCACCTGAAGCACCCATCAAGGTCTGACAAGTTGCGCCAGCTACTGCCTAACTACGAGAAGCCCCCGCATCTCAAAGAAAAACCAAAACTGCCTGCGTGTGAGAATGTGCATCATCTTTTTTATACAAACCAAAATCAAGTAAGTGTGTGCGCTTACTGCGGTGTTAGCGAAGAACGTCTAAAGAAGATTGAAGAACTTACACAATTGAAAAAGAAGGAGACAGCATGACCGAACCACAACTGAATGTATGGGAGAAAGCCTTGGGCTGGCGCAAGCGTCAGATGATTAAGTCTCAAGTCAACAACGAAGTGACGCAGAAGATTCGCAACGATGCGCTTGAGGAAGTAGCTCAAGAGTTTGATAAGATGCCCTTCGGTGACACAGCCGCCAGCTTCGCCGTATACGTGCGGAGTTTAAAGACATGAAGATACTTGACCTTATGGTATACGACCCATTCAAAGAATGTTTTGTTTTAAAAGACACCACGCCCCCACGCGTGCTCAACCCTTGGGAAGAACTAGCGCAGGTGGATCGTCCTAGTATTTTTCTGCAAGACCCACACTTCCGCGCTAAGAAAGCCACAGGCACTATCGATAACGAAGAAGGCTTAGGCTACAAACAGTTTGGCACATTCAGCCGTGCCAAAGAAAGACAACCCAACAAACACGAAGGAGTAATTGACCATGCCACGGCCAAAGCCACCAGAGCCATTGGAGCCAAAATACATAAGGATGTCTGATAGACAGTGGATTATGTTTAACCAATTAGGCGGTGCTGACTGGCTACGCAAGCTAGTTGAAAAGAAAGCACCCATGCCCAAGAAATATTACGACGCACTACTAAACAAGGAGAAGGTAAATGATTAGCAATGACAAACAAGGCGACCTGTTCGCAGGACTTAATGGCCTCACGGCTGACGACTTACAAATCAGCGGTTCACACTATAAGGACATGGCCGTACAGCCGTGGTCTGTGATGGAGCTGGTGCTCACGAGCGAAGAGTTCGAGGGCTTCCTCAAAGGCAACATCATCAAGTACACCATGCGTACAGGTCGCAAGGACGGAACCGATGACGCAGGTAAGGCCAAGCACTACATGCAGAAATTAAAAGAAGTGAGAGGGTATTGACATGACCAAAGACATTGAAGAAACCCGCTTGATGAACGCTAAAAAGAAACAGGTTGAAGAAGCCATAGAAGAATTAAAAGAATTGATGGGTAAAAAGGACGTTCACATTGGCATCTCTGCGCTCATCAGTTATCTGTGCCTGCTTTCGTGGCATAGCAACTACCCCCTTGAAAAGATTGCCGGCGCCATGGCTTCGATATATGCGCAGTACGTGGAGCGTGACAATGCCTCAGACACCTGAATCAAAAGTAAAAACTGCTGTAAGGAAAATGCTTGATGCGTTTGACATCTACCACTTCATGCCCCCCGCTAATGGTTTTGGCCGAGCGGGTATACCTGACATCATTGGCTGTATGGACGGACACTTCATCGCCATCGAGTGCAAGGCAGGCAAAGGCAAGACCACCGCTCTTCAAGACAGGGAACTCAACGCCATCCTTACCCATGGCGGCACAGTGTTCATCGCAAGAGAAGACAACCTTGAAGATTTACAACAACTGCTAATGGGATTACGGGAGGCACAAGATGAGTTACGTACAAGGTGACTTCACAATGACAGAGGAAGAACTTGAGCGCAGGGTCGAGGCCATGTCAGATGAGGAGCAGCACCATTTCAGATTACTGATTCACAAAATCGTGATGTGTTATGGGCAAGGTAAAGCGCAAGGCGTCTTCATAATAGGCCGCGCTGAAGATCATGTCGCAGGAGTCGTTACCCTAAACTGTAACGAGATGGAGGCGTCGCAACTCATGTTGGCGGCAAACGATTTTTTCGGCTTTCTAAACGTCCTAGGCGCACCACCCAAGGAGAATTTTAATTGACACAAGATGAAATAATTGAGATGGCTAAACAGGCGGGCTTTATTGACGCTGATTGGAACATGTGGATGGTTCTTCCGCATCTTGAAGCCTTTGCCAAGCTAGTAGCACAGCATGAGCGTGAGGCGTGTGCAGAGGTCTGTATTGCACAGATGCAAGGCAAATCAATTTGGATGGAGGGCGCAAGAGCGTGTTCACTAGCCATCCGAGCAAGGGGGCAAGCATGAGTAACCTAATGACAAAAGAAGAGGCGGCGGAGTTTGCCAAAAACTTTCGTAGTGATGACGATGACATCCAAGAATACGCTCGACCTTGCCCAAACTGTGAGTACCACAGGCAACGAGCGCAACTGTGGCGTGAGGAAGCCTACAAACAAGCAGGGCATCCGTTGCCTGAGCGTGGGTGGGTAGGGCTGACGGATGAGGAAATGCTAACACTTGAAGAAACAACCACTTGTACAAAAGATGAATCGTGGTTGCGTAATCTGACCCGAGCCATTGAAGCCAAACTCAAGGAGAAAAATGAGCGCACCATATAAACAGATCATCACGATCGACTTCGAAACCTACTGGGACACCAAGGAAGGTTACACACTTAGCAAGATGACAACCGAGGAGTACATACGTGACCCAAGATTCAAAGCCTTCGGAGCCTGCATCCATGAGTACGGATCAGACAAGCCAACCCAGTGGTACAGGGGAGATGAGCTCTCGCGGATTCTGGGGTGTTACGACCCTATTTCTACTGCTGTTCTGGCTCATAACGCTCAGTTCGATATATCTATATTGGAATGGACGTATGACTGGCATCCATGCTTCATTTTTGATTCTCTGTCTATGGCTCGCGCCCTTCGCGGTGTGGAGGTGGGCAATTCGCTGATGAAGCTGGCCAACGACTTTGGCCTGCCGCCCAAGGGTAACGCTGTATACAACACCAACGGATACACGGAACTTACGCCTTCTATGGAGAAAGAATTGGCCGATTACTGTGCGCATGATGTGTACCTGTGTGAGCAAATCTTCACCCGCTTAGCTGTCGGGTATCCCCCCAAAGAACTGCGCCTGATCGACATGACGCTGAAGATGTACACCCGTGCATGCCTTGAGCTTGACCCCAACATGCTGACGGACGCCATACTAGATGAAAAGGAAAAACGTGAAGCCCTATTACAGAAGCTCGGCGTGGATGAGACTGCACTGGCGTCGAACCCACAGTTTGCAGCACTACTTGAGACCCTCAGTGTGGCTCCCCCAAAGAAGATCAGTAAAACTACCGGGAAAGAAACACTTGCACTGGCTAAGAGCGATGCCCTCTTTCAAGCGTTGCTCAACGGTGAACGTGAGGACGTTGCCCTTTTATGTGAAGCGCGTCTTAGGGTTAAGTCGACCACCGAGCGCACAAGGGCTCAGAGATTCCTCGACATTAGTAAACGTGGCGCCCTACCAGTACCTCTCTCCTACTACGGTGCGCAGACTGGCCGGTGGACAGCAAGCAAGGGCTCGGCCATCAACATGCAGAACCTCAAGCGAGGCTCATTCCTACGCAAAGCGATTATGGCTCCCAAAGGAAATCAACTCGTTGTGGGGGATCTTTCGCAGATTGAACCGCGAGTACTCGCGTGGCTTTCAGATTACGAAGACATGCTCGACATCTTCAGGTCAGGTGGCGACCCTTACGCCGCGTTCGGTGCGCAGATGTTTAACATACCCGGACTCTCTAAGGACTCTCACCCCGATTTACGGCAGTCTGCAAAGAGCGCGTTGCTTGGGTGTGGTTACGGTCTGGGCTGGGCAGCATTCGCATCGCAACTTCTCACAGGATTTCTGGGGGCGCCACCACAGCGGTACGACTTGGCCTTTGCAAAGAAACTTGGTGTCACC